GAACAAAGATGAAAGAAAGATAATCATCAGAAAGGTGTTGGTGTTCCTCCGCTACCAGTTCTTCCGCTGCTTGCGCTAACTGGAGAGCCGTACTCTCGCCCCGGAAGTCTTACAGACATTGACACAACGAATGTCGTTGTAGTGAACAATAGCAACGAAGACACGTTCGTTGGTGAAGCACTTACCTGAACAACCGGGAAAATAACTGACGCTGCAAGTTGCGTCCCGTTACGGAGTTGCGCAGAGAGCGTTGCAGCATTGATGATGACCGACGCTGCAAGTTGCGTCCCGTTGCGGAGTTGCGCAGAGAGCGTTGCGTTGCTGGCAATGGCAGCCGCTGCAAGTTTTGTACCGTTGCTAAGTTGCGCAGAGAGCGTTGCGGCGTTGATGATGACGGACGCTGCAAGTTTTGTACCGTTGCTGAGTTGCGCAGAAAGCGTTGCGTCGTTGACAACGACAGACGCTGCAAGTTTTGTACCGTTGCTGAGTTGCGCAGCACCTGAGGACACAACAACTACGGTTGCGGAAGCAGGACTGCTTGTTACTCTCGTTAGCGATGCGGAGAGAGAAGTCGTTGCGGAGATAACCGCCGCAACGTTTCTCGGACCCCCGCTCGGCAAGAGCAGGAGAGACAGCGACACTTAGACCCCGCGCTGCCCGGTCGCAGAACCGTTGTCACTGGGCACCCGTTGTGTTACGGGGGTGGTCACGCGGTCTTGCCCACAAGCAAGGCGCTCATGTACGCATAACCGTTTCCGGCAGTGCCAAGAAGCAGCGTAGCCGCGCCGCTGTTATGGTACGACTGAAAACGCAACTTGTCTAGCGCCGCTAAGTTGAAGAGGAAACTGCCTTGCATACTCGTGTCGCTCACGGCAATAGCGTCTTGGTTTGCGGTGTGAAGAGAACTGTTGCCAGCCACGGAGTCATTTCTGCTGATTCCTACAAGGCGGTCGGCTGTTCCGTTGATCGCGTACGCGCCTCCGTATTGGACGAGGTACACGCCAGCCGTCTGAATCTCTATGTAGTTATTTGCGCTGGTCCACATGTTGTCGGTGTCAAAGATTTCTGTCCAGCCAGTAACAAAGTCCCAGACCGTGTTGCTGAACGACTGTCCACTTGTGCGAGCGATTCTGCACATCGGCGGCACAGTCTGCGCCTGCGGAGACACCCACGCCGTGCCGTTGTAGATCAGCGACTTGCTGGTATCTGTCTCATAAATCTGCTGCCCAGCGAACGGACTCGCGGGCCGGGTGCTAGAGGTACAGATGATGCTGCCGGTGGTGACGGCGGGCCACTGGGTCGCTTGGACGATCTTGGATACGCGGAGGAAGGCGGGGGCCGATGTGCCAGCACCCGCTCCATAAGTGCCAGCGCTTATGCTTCCCGCAGCAGGGTTGCCGTTGACATTTGCGGTGACGGCAAACGTGTGAACACCGGCAGTAGGAGTAGTCCGAAGTTGCAGGGTTTGCCCCGCCGCCGCGTTTGCCCCAGCGTAGTTTGTGGCCCACCTGTTCTTTAGCGTTCCGTCTTGCGTGATCCCGATGCTTAGGTAACCGCCTGCGGCGTTGTTTGCCCAAAACGGGGCGAAGAACTCAACCAGCACAGGGCTTCCGTCGCACACCACGGTCAAGGCGGGGATAACAGTAACCGGGCTTGCGTCAGTAGATGATGCAGTAACCGTTACGGCGCTCGTGATCTGCGAGTACCCCAACTCCACCAGCCCGCCGCTCGCGGTGACCACTTGCGTGTCAGTAAGTACGGTCACTAGGCAGCCTTTACTCGGACGGGGGTTGTGCGAAGCACTCGCTCAAAGAACGTGACGCTGACCGACTGCGGCGACTTCACCTTTGATGTCAGCGTCACGGCGGTGGAAACGGTCTTGCGGTAAGTGCCAACGTGAGTAGTGTTATATCCGGGAGACGCTGTAATCCCCCATGCGTAGTCCTCATCGGAACCGGCACCTATTTGGACTCCCATCGCGGCAGCCCCGTTGCCAGCGTACGACGCGCTGAACGATGCGCTGATGTCGTAGTCGCCGGGCAGCACAATGGAGCGAGTCGGGCCGCTAAGGGCAACGTATGACGCACTTGCTGTGGCAGATCCGCCAGCAACAACATCCACAAGCGGAGGCCCCCCAATAAACTTCCACGGGTACGTGCCGCTCGCGTCGTATTGCAGGAGCCAATACACACCGTTCGCGGCGTCGGCGGCGTAGGTCACCTGATCCCCGAACGACGGGGACACCGGGAGCGTGGTGACAATCGGCGGGGTCCACGAAGCGGTCATACCGCCTCTAGGTACGTCGTCCGACCACTTGATGATGTAGTTGACGACGACGAAGGGGGGGACCACGGCGTGACGACCGCCGCCGCCAGTGTTCTGGGCAGCACTACTATCTGTTGAGGTAGTTCCGTTGTCCAGTTGTCCCTGTGCAACGGTGCCGCCTGATGAACCGTGCCGGTGATCTGCCGGATTGTCCGAGTATCGAATGTTCATAGTGTGATTGTGCGAAGGCATTTCTGCCGACGTCAGCAGGTGTGTCTCCTCACCGCCCCAAGCGCCACGGGTGCGAGCCGTCATCGCGGTACCAGCAAGGATCGCTCCGCTGCCGGATGCGTTCAGTTGGTTACCAGTACCCGCGCCCATCGGGACGCGGCCCCGAAGGTCCGGCACGTTGAACGTGGTGGACCCGTCGCCCACGCCGAACGTGGTGGACACGACCGAGAACAGCGACGAGTACGTGGTGCGGGAGACAGCGGTGCCGTCACACAGCAACCAGCCGTTCGGGGCCGAGGAGCCTGCGAACGCCTGCACTGACCCCGCTGGTACAGCCGGGACAGCGGTAACGAACGCCCCACCGACCTGCGACATCAGTCAGATTCCGTGAAGTAGGAGACCGTCTGCGTGCCGGTGCCAGCGATTGCAAAGATCGCGGCGGTCGGAGACTTGTCAATCACCACGGTCTGGCCGGGGGCCAACCTAAGCCCGTTATTCGCGGTGATCCCCGTTGCGCCGAGGTAGATGTAATCGGTCCCGAGATTCTGGATCGTGGCGGAGCGGCGCGTGGCTGCGAGGGCGAGTACCTGCGCCGCAGTCGTGGTCACCGACGCGGAGCCGTGGGCGATTACCGAGCCGCGCTCAATGACCGACAGTCCGCTCGTAGAGACAGTTGCCTTCGCCGAGCCGTCAAGCGTACCGTCCATGATCTTGACGTACTGGACCTTGACGGTTCCGAGCGTTGCGTCAACTACCTCGTCGGCAGCAACAGTATTGCCGCCAGACATTGTGTTGAGCGTGACGTTATCTGCCATTGCGTACCTTAGGTAATCGTGATGTCGAGGTCACCCGGCTGGAACAGCACGGTGTCGTACGTTGAGACGGCAACAGAAGTTGTTAGCGAGGCGTACGCAATCAGGTTACCGGCAGTCGCTGCGTCACAGATTCCAACGTACGTAACCGTGCCCCATGCAGCAGTTGCCATTGGGAACGCAAGAAGGTTCGTGTTCTGCGTTGCGCCAGCAGTCGGCAGGTCAAAGTTTGACGAACTGTTCGTGAGAGTTACGCGAGCGTACGAACCACCCGACGGCTCACCGGCAGTCGATCCAGTCGATGCGTCAGTAAGCGTTGCGGTCCACAGCCCGACGTAATACGTTGTTGCGTTTGTGTACGCACGGCTACCAAAGACGTACCCAAGAATCTGATCCTCGAAGTAATCAGAAAGACCAGACGGCATCAGTCAGTCCCCGCAAGAACGCGAACCGTGTTGGTCCCCGCCGAGTTGATTGCGTAGATTGCTCCGCTCAGCGAAACATCTCCAACGTGCGCCTCTACAAGTTCGATCCGCTCGCCGGGGGCAAGGTCGTATCCCGCCGCTACGGTAACCCCGGAGTCGCCGATGTACGTTGTTCCTGAGCCAGAGAAGTTGTGCACGTAAACGCGACGACGGCGTGGGTCCATCGGGGCAATCTCAACTGCACTTGTAGTGACAGAGACTACCGTTGAGGTCAAGGGCATCTAGTTGTCCTCCTCGGACAAGATCATCTGAAGGTCTTCGTCCCACGGAAGGGGCGGAAGGGAAACGTCGTCATCGTCGTTACCCGCAGGTATGTTATCGAACGTTTCTGATATCGCACGAATACGCGCAGCATCGGGAGCCTGAATCCGCGTAAGAAGAAGATCGCGTTCTTTCTGCCCCATGTAGAACACGAAGCACGCAACGCCAGCGTTGATCGCTGAAACGATCCCAAGAATGATGACGGCAGCGATCACGGGAGTCTGTACTCCCTGCTCTTCTTTGGCTTCAGCAAAAGATAACGAACGGCAAACTCTAGGTCGCGGTTCTGCGATGGGTCGCTTTTGCGTGCCCACTTGTGCGTAGCCTTGAATCTTTCCATTGCGTACGCAACCTCAGCAGCCGGTGGTTTCTTGTCAGGGGCAGCGTTATACGAGGCGTACGCGTTTTGCAGGAACTTACCGGCTCGCTTTGGTGCAGGGATTCTTCCAAGCGCGTCGGCAACCTGCGGCTCTCGTGGGTTCCGTACTGTATATCCCGTTGCTGGCGCAGCGGTGTTCTTTCCCACCGGAGCAGGACTCTGCGGCTTCTGCTGCTGAGGGTTAGAAGGCAACGGCCTGTTCTTTAGTGCTGCGCGGATTACTGCGTTGATGTTCATTACTTTTTCCCTGCTGTGTATTTACGGGCAATGTCGGCCCAACTTGTCGCGCCCTTGAACTGCGATCCTGCGCGTCGTCCTTGATACACGGCCTGTGCCTTGATTGCGGTCTTTACGTCTGCCGAGAACTTCTTTGGGTGAGCCTTTGCGTACCACGTGTTGCTCTCGCCAGCGCGGTCAACCGGGACACCTGCCGCTGAGAGCGGGTCAGCGCCAGAGCCTACGGCAGCAATGGTAAGTGGGAGCGAAAGAATCCCGCCAGCCTTTGCAGCGCCAAGGGAGAACCGACCAATCTGGCCGAGGCGTCCTCCCTTTTGCGTAATGGCCCTAGAACCCTGCCACCCTGTCGTCTGCAAAAACGGCTTTTCGTTCTTGTTTGCAAAGTCCAAGATTGCTTTGTTATCTACAGGGTTCTTATTTTTCTTGGGGTCAAACGGGAGGTTGAGTTGCCTACCAGACCGGTGCTCAACGACAGTTTCGCTGCGGTTTGGACCTTGCCAAAGTCTGAAGTTCCTGTCACTGCCAACAACTGTTGCGCCCTTGCCTGTCATGTGGGGCTGGCCGCTACGAGGGTTGTCGGGAGTTCCGGGGAACATACGAGTTGTTGCTTCCCGCTTTCCAACGTCTGAGTACGGCCCGGAGTCCAAAACAAACACGCCAGCAGCGTTACGCGAGTGCTTAGGACGCTGGTCGTCCCCCGTCCTGCCCTTCATGCCCTCCCTGACCAGTGTCCGGTGCGCCTCTGGGCTGTCGTTGTAAGGCTTGCTTTTCAGCCCGTACTGCTTTTGGCCAACCATTGGATCGAACGTACGAACCTGCGGCTTGAACGTGCTTACAAATCCACCGCTCGGTGCCTTCGGGCCAGCGGGCTTGCTCGGGGATGGGGCGGCGTTGCCGCCAGCAGCATTTGCAGCCCTACGCGCCTCTCGCTCACGCGCTTGATTCTCTGCGTGAATACGACGGTTCTCGGCGCTCTTTGCGTCCTTCGCTGCTTTCCGCTCTGCTGCGGTGAGACTTGTCTTCGGCGCTGAAACCTTCTCTACCGCAGCAGGGGACGGCGCGGTGGGGAAACGCTTGCTTTGCGATTTTTGGAACTTGACTGTCGGCTCATGGTACGGAATCGGTCCTCTTGGCGTGGGGTTGCCCATCTTTACTGCAAAGTCATATTGTACTTTATGAGCACGGCGCGACTTGTTCGCATCGATGTACTCCTGCGGCGTGGTGACTACTCCCCGGTGCTGGGCGTTTGCCCCGCCAGCAAGCGTTCGGCCACGGACGCTTGTGTTGTACGGCGCTGAAACCTTCTCTACCGCAGCAGGGGACGGCGGCTTCGCGGAAGTCGGTGCCTTTGTCTTGTTCTTCGGCTCAACCTTCTTCTTCTCAGCACGCTTTGCTGCGTTATCCGCAGCGTGCTCTGCTACGTGGCGGGCCGTCGTCTGAGCGCGTGTCTCGCCTTCAAGTTTGCCGGGCTGGAACGCACGCGCAGTCATCTCTGGCGCTTTGATCTCAACGGTCGTTGCGGCGGGAGCCTTTGGCTTTGCCGCAGCCTTTGGCTTTGCCGCAGCCTTTGGCTTTGCCGCAGCCTTCGGCTTTGCCGCAGTCATCTCTGGCACTTTGATATCAACGGTCGTTGCGGCCGCAGCCTTCGGCTTTGCCGCAGCCTTCGGCTTTGCCGCAGCCTTTGGTGCAGGAGTCTCCTTGGGGGTGGGGACGGCGAACCTCGCAGCAAGGCTCTTCTTCATGCTGTAGCCGGTCTGAGTCAAGGCGGGCTTCGCGGGGGCGGGAGCCTTTCCGACCATCGGGTCAAACGTGCGGGCCTGCGGCTTGTAGTCGCTTGCGAACGGTGCGGGTGCGGCCGGTGCACCAACTTTTCTTCTTGGTGTACGGACTTCTTTTCTCTTGGGAACGCCACCCTTAGGCGACGCTGGAGACCCGCTGTAGTCCGCCTTTGTCGGGTCAAAGTTCAGGTCAAAGATTGTTCTTGCTGTATCGCGGACAAGGCGTCGTTCGTTCTTGGGAAAGTTTACCGAGGCTCTGACTTGGTTGATCGAAGCGTCTGGGTTAGTGACACGAGGAGACTTAGCAGGTCTAGACCGGGCAACTTCCCTTTTCGGTCCCTTTGTCCCGGTGTTGAAAACAACGTCCACGCCGGTGGTTTTCGGAGCGCGTGTTGCGCCTTCGGGTGCCATTGCAGCCTTGCGTGCGCTGCGACGGTTGAGAAACTTCTTTCCTGCGTACAACCCCACGACGCCGACAAGAGCCTCAGTCGCGCCGGTCTTGGTCTGGACAAACGGCGGAGTTGACCGAAAGTCGCTTAGCCATTCGTTGCCTGAGTGAAGCCACGACCTCTTCGGGGGTACCGGTGTCGCCACTTACTTCTTCTTCTTCGCAAACTTCTTTTCGCGCACCATCTTCAAGAAGTCGGCGCGAGACATCTTCTTGCCCTTCGTCGGCTTCTTCTTACCACCGACGTAAGTGTTCTTACCGAACGGGTTCTCTTTCTTACCCGACGGGTCTTTGTCCTTGTTATCGTGCATGGCGGTTAGTTTACACGCCTTTCTTTCTTGCGAGTGCTTTTGCATAGATACGTCGCGCTGCCGCTTCGTTTGACGGGACTGCTTCTCCCCACGCTGATGCGGTAAGCGCAAGACGCGTCGGCTGGCCGTTTGGCTTCTTCATCGGAGGCAAGGGACTCTGCCCATAGAACCGTGAGGCCCACGAAATCCAACGCTTCTTATCTGCGTCAGACGCAGACGAGTAGTTCTTGACGCCGGGCTTCAGGTTCGCGCCCTCCGTTCGCTTGAAGTGAGCGCGTCCTGCTGCGGTAAGCCCACCTTGCGGGTCTTTGTACGGCATTACCCCCGTCCTATGTATCGCGTGCGAAAGCCGGGAGCAGGAGGCACTAGATCCATGATTGATCCACCCCTTGCAAGGTGAAGGATTCCGGGGAGAAAGCCAAGTGCGCCAGTTCCCTTCAGGATAGACGACGCAAGGCGACCAGCAATACGAGGAGGGGACGTTGTGCCAGAGGGCTTGGGAACAGCGGGGCGCGACTTCGTTCCAATAGCAGGCCGGTACGGAAGCGTGTTCTTTCCTCTGTCTGAGTCAAAGTGCGTCCCTCTTGACTCTTCAAGACTAGACCTTGCGTTGTTTGTCCAACGAGGCATGTAAGAAGTTCTGTTCATCCCTGTGTAGCCTTTTGCTATATGGCGCTTTACACGTTGGTCACGAGCGTCTGTGTGCATCCCTGCTGCGGAAGCACCCTGCTCTACAGAGTGTTGTCTGCCCAAATCCCGAACGTTGTATGGGGAACCCTCATCACCGATTGCAACGGCGCGTTTCAACGTTTTTGCGCTTGCTTTTCTAAACATTTGGGCACGATTGAACGACTTACCGTCAAGGTGAATCATTCCGGGCTTATTTCCGTACGACCGCCCCGTTGTCGAAAAACTTCTCATCTGCCAATCGTTTGTAACCGGCGGGGGGTACATACCTTGACCCGGCTTCACCGGAGGGCGTGGGTTGATACCGCCCGGTTTATTTGGAAGTCGTTCAAGACCTTCAGGCACAAAGCCCATCTTCAACCTGTTGCGGTAAGCACGCATGTAGTTATTCATATAGAGGGCTGACTTACCAGTGATTTCTTTATGAATCTCACCAAGAAAGTTGTTGAACTGCTTCTGGTCACCGATAAGTCCGTACGGGGATTTTTGCGCGATTCTTTTTACAAAGAATGGGTCGGGGAGGTTGTTGGGGTTCGGCCCTTCGTAAGTCGCCATTGCTTACTTCGTAGTCCTCGGCTTTGGATTCATCGCCAGTGCAAGACGCTCAACGTCCTCGTCACGCAGTACAAACTGCTCCTGCTCCAGTGCGACAATGAGGTCTGCCTGTAGTTCCTCAATCTTCGCTTCGAGTTCATCGACTCGCTCCGTAAGTTCCTTCTTTTCCATGATCGCATCCATCCACTCGTCAGAGGTAACGGGGACAAAAGGTGATCCGGGCTTGCCAAGCATGTGCTTGATCCACTCACGGCTCTGGTACAAGGTGTTGTTACGCAGTTCCATGTTGGCTGCGGCGTTCGGGTCTGCGTCGTAGTACGACCAGTTGTGCTCGAAGTACGGGCCTGCGTCGTCTGACGACGCTCCGGTGCGGTGGCATCGGCGCGGAAGGTGCAGTGGAGAATCAACCCAGCGGTCTGACATCGGAGATATACCCCCCGTTCGACTTACGTCGCTATACAATACAACAGCGAGGTACAACTGGGGGATGAATGAACGTTGATGTCTGGGCTGGTTACCATCCGCTTCCTGCACAGGAGGCGTTCCACCGTTCGACGAAGAAGTGGCGTCTTTACGCTGGCGCAGTCGGCGCTGGTAAGACGAAAGCCGGGTCTCGGGAAGCGATTCGCACAGCGATCGAATACCCGAACAGCCTCGGCATCATTGGGCGTAAGGAATACCGCCCGCTGATGGACTCTACATGGAGGACTTTCCTTCGTGAACTTGATATGACAGGACTCATTGAGTCTGGTCTTGCGAAAGTAACGGGAGGAAAGGCTGCGTCTGCTCCGCCTCACGTAAAGTTCTGGAACGGATCGGAGATCATGTTCCGTAACGCAAAGAGCGAGCAGAACTTCCTTGGTGTGGAACCTGACTGGGTGTATCTGGACGAGGGTTCCGAGATTTCAGACGAGGTGTACGAGATGCTCGGCGCTGGCCGTCTGCGTGGCACGCCGAACCCGCAGGGGAGGACGGCCTCGACTCAGATTATCAATGGCAAGGAGGTCGATGTACGTGTCTCTGGCCCACTGCGTATCTGGGTAACGTGCAACCCCGGCCCATCGACGTTCATCCGCAAGAACTTCGTGCCTCCGGGCTGCGCTGGCAAGCGGACCGATGGGTTCGAGGTGTTCGCTGCGCGGACCGACGAAAATCCATATCTCCCACCGGAATACGTCGAAGAAATCAAGAAGCGATTTAGCGGGGCACGCCACGCTGCGTACGTACGCGGTGACTGGGGCGCGTTCGAGGGGCAGGTCTTCACTGAGTTCGACGAGAACGTCCACATCATCGATAACGTGGACGCAGAGACGCTGCGGGGCAAACTCATCATTGAGGGATGGGACTTCGGGCGTGCCGTCGAAACTGCGGTCATCTGGATGGCGGTGGACGAGGAGGGCGAAGACCCGATCGTCGTGTTCGCGGACTACGGAGTCGCGGAACTGGAGCCATCTGAGCACGCGAAGAACGTCAAGGAGATGCGCAGGCGGTTCGGCATCAAGGAAGTTATGGCGATCGGCGACCCCGCTGGGCGTGCCAGAGGCGCATCCGGTTCGTACATGGAGGAGTACGCACGGCAGGGTATTTACATCGCTCCGTGCGATAAGGGCAAGCGACAGGGGATTCGGGACCAGCGACTCGCCCAGTTGCTGGCGTCTCGTCTCGTCAGGCGAGACGGTCGCGGTCCTGCGATCGTTATCTGCCGCAGATGCGAGGGATTGGTCGAATCCATCACTTCCGCACGCTACCGATCCGGGACTCGGGTGGACAGGGACCGCCCAGATGAGCGCGTAAAGAAGGGAGACCACCGTTTGGACGCCTTAGAGTACGCACTTATGGTCTCACCGCCCCCAAGAGAGACTGCTGACGATGGAAAGTGGCGAGAATACCTTGATTCGGGGCTTATTGCACCGGGAGTGAACGAACTGCGGGCTTCGAGGGGCTAGATTCGGCGGTTCGGCGGGGCGTTGGGGCGTTTCTAAGCCGTTTTGTTTGTAAAACGGGAAAATGGCTCCGGGTTTATGCGCCTAAGGGCATCTATTACATGCGCACGCGCCCGTACGCGGAGGGGGGACCCCCCTCCCCCCCCCTTATGTTGATCCGCGTCGTGCGCGCACGTGGGACCGTCCCGGAATGTGCCGATTTGCAGGCACTTTGCAATAGTGCATAGTTCAGTTATCGCCGAGCAACCAGCCCGGCACGCACACACGGAGGCACCACGATGGCTACGAAGATTCTCACAGACGCGGAAATGCTCACGCTCGCACAGCACGTACGGGCAAACGACCTGCTCCTCGCAGGCCGACTCCGCGAGGACGCGCCCCCGCTTGCGGGCGGATGGCGCTACCTTCTCGCCGACGCGATGGGCGTCGCACGCACGAAGGCGAACCACGCGACCGTGCCCACGGCCGAGGTGAACCGGCTCCGCGAGATTGACCTCGCCGCTCGCAAGGCCGCGAGCGCGAAGGCGAAGCCCGCGAAGGCGAAGGCCGCTCGCAAGCCCGCGAAGGCGAAGGCCGAGCAGGTCGTCGAGATCGCCCCGCCCGCAAGCGTGGAAACGCGGGTGGACGCGATGGAGGTCATGCTCGCCCGGATCGTCGCGCACATCGGCGCATAGCCGCTCGCAAAGCGGTCGGTTTGCGATCAGCCCCTCACGTTCGGACGTTACGTCCGGGCGTGGGGGGCTTTTTTTGTGCCCGAATACGGGCGCACGAAGGACGCCATACGTACACGCGGGCGTGAGGAATCATGGGCGCAGTGACGCTCCCGATCACACGCCCGCACGTGACCATCGCGGGGGGGCGTTAGCCCCCCGCGTGGTTACGTCCGGGCGGTGTGGAGAGTCACGTGGTGGTTGCGTACGGTTCACACGTGGGCAGGTGTGAATGTGTGACTCCACACTAGTGGAGTAACACGTTTCGAGTCACGTTCGATTACGTGCCCGCGAGTCACAACAACGGTCACACGTGGTAACACGTGGTCACACGTAACGCCTCGCCGCGCCCGCGATCCAGCGCCACCAGAAAGTGGCTCTGAGCAGGGGATTACCAATAGTGTAGGCTGATTGGGAAGGCCGGGGATGATCTCTGGCCACGATCATGGGAGGTTACACGATGGACAGTCTCACCGATTACGACACGTACATGAAGCAGGCTCCGTTCACCAACGTGGACGTCGATGAGAAGTTTCGCCGCGTCGCACGCCGCGACAACGCGAAGCGGAAGGACCACCGCAGCACCGGCGTCACGTTCGAGCGTGTCGCCGTTCCGTACACGAGGACGGTCAAGCACCGTCTCACGAACAACGAGGAGGCATAGCAATGGCACGGGCCGCATACCCGCACATGTTCTTTACGTGGGAGGAGATGAACCACGCTTTGCAGGACGTCATGCGTTACGCATCCACGCTTGACGAGGCGCTGCACACTGGCACTGTCGCCACGCTTGGCACCGTGTACGAGCGCATCGCAAGTGTCATGGACTTCATCACGGAGCGTTCGATCGAGATGAACACGTACGAGGATGAGTCCGACCACAAGCACCCCATCCCGTTCACGAACCACGAGTTCGGCGTCCTCACCACCGCGATGAAGCACTACTCCGGCGATACCCCGGCGCGTACCGGGTGGCAGGGGTCGCTCACCGCCGAGTTCTACGCAAAGGTGGACGCCGCACGTGAGGCGGTCGCCACCACATCAACGCACGAGGAGGCATAGCAATGTCATTCACGCGTAAGCACTTCGAGTCGATCGCACAGGTGATCTCCGAGAACACACGCAAGGACCGCGACCTCGGGTGGACCATCGCCGCGCCCGAGTTGATCGACGCGCTCGTGGAGATGTTCGACGACGACAACGCACGGTTCGACGCCGCACGGTTCCGCAAGGCGTGCGAGCGGCACGCGTTCCACGATGAGGGAGGCAACGCATGAATCGCTGGACGAACGTACGCGTGGCGACCACCACACGTAGCAGGACCGCAACGCCCACACGGGTGAAGGACTACGTGCCCGGACCCTTCCCGTGGACGGAGAGGGAGGGTCGGGCGTGCTTCGAGGCACACGCATGGGCGGGGGGCGCATCGCTTGCGATGGCCCTGCTCATGGCGCACCGTGAGGCACGCCCACCATGCTGGCCACCCGCACACGTAGTGGACGCGGAAACCGCGCTGCTCGTGCTGCTCAACAAGACGGCGCGCATCAAGCGCCTGCACACGGAGGTGTACGCATGAAGAACGTGACGGTGGACAGGGAGGACGCGACCGCGATGCAGGACGCGTGCCTCACCACGAGGGACAACGGCATCGCGCACATGGAGGGTACGAACCCCCGCCAGCGGGCACGGGCACGCATCAGCACATGCGCGGGGCAGGCAGCAGACGCGATCGAACGTGGGTTCCTCACGAGTAGCGGCCCGCTCGTGACGTTCGCGTTGGACGACAGGCAGGCCGACGCGATGGAGTGGGCGCTGTGCTGCTACCGATGCACGTGCTACGACAGGCGCAGGAACCGCCGCGCCTGCATGTACATCAGGTTCGCCAACGCGTGGGGCAACCAGCCCGGCGACAACGTGGACGTACACGCATGAGCCGCCGCGCAAGGGCATACACGTACCTCGCACTCGTGGCAATCGCCCTCGTGTTCTCATTGTGGGCGATCGGGCGGGCGTGGGACTACACGATAGACACGTACAACGCACCAGCGCCTGTGCTGGCGCACACAGCAGAGGAAAGTGCCGATTAGCAGGCACTTTGCACCATGCTACAGTGTATTCAGTCGGTGGGATCGGCCCGCCGCATCCGAGCAGGAGGTTACACGCAATGCCTAGCGTCACTCTCACACCGGACGGAACCGGCAACGCTTGCCTCACCGTGGACGGCACGAACGTCGCCACCGTGAGCATCGGGGCCAACGGAAACGTCGGGGTCATGCTCCCGTCACCAGACACCACCGATGTGTACGTCACACGGGATATGTCTGCCAGCCTTGCGAACAAGGGCAAGGGAATCGACATCACGAGTACCCACGTGAGCGGGATGAAGAAGGGTCGCCCGTCCATCACGATCCCGATTGAGGACGGCGTTCCGACGTCGCCTTCGCCGGGTGCCTTCCCGCTCATCGGGCAGGACGACTACCTGTACGACGTCATGTTCGGGATGCGTGAGCGTAAGCACATGGCAATCTTCGGGGACACCGGGTGTGGCAAGACCGCGAGCATCGAATGGCTCACGGCGCTGCTCAACTGGAACCTCGTGATCGTGTCCATCACGCCGGGATCGAATGAGGATTCCTTCATCGGCACACAACTGCCCGCCGCACACGAGGTAACGGGCGCACCGACCGTGGAGTGGGTCGATCGGATGATCGCATCCGCCGTACGCATGAGCCACGAGAGGCCGACGGTCCTGCTCATCGACGAGATCAACCGCATCCGCGACGTCAATGAGTACGCATCACTCATGCCACTGCTGGACGGCACCGCCCGCCTCACGTTGGCAACGGGCGAGACGATCGACAAGGGCGACCTTGTGCTGGTGGCAACGGCCAACCCGCCGCAGGAGTACGTGGGCACCAACGAACTGGACCCCGCGTTCGAGAACCGCCTGCCGTGGACACCGGCGATCACGTACCCCGCGTTCGGGGACGAGGCGCTGGCCCTGCTCTCACGTGTCCCGGCACTGGACGCATCGGTAGCACGTGGCATGGCCGAGGTCGTGAGCAAGATTCGCAAGGCCGGTGAGATCACCCACCCCGTGGGGTTCCGCACGTTGCTCATGTGGGCCGAGGCACTGGTGTCCGGCTGCTACACGTGGGCCGAGTCTGCCGAGCGTGCGTTGGTCGCAAAGTTTCCCGAGGATGAGCGTCAGCCGGTCCGAAACATCCTCGCAATGTGGAACGTGGACGACGCCGGACTCCCGGTCGCCTAGTCCACACGAGAGAAAGAGGTAACGCACAATGAGCACTACGCAAAGCAACGTCGCACTCGCAACGAGCCTGACCAACGACCCCGCACGTTGGGTCGAGGACTTGGTGAAGCCCGGTCGCTACGGGTACGACGCAGGCAGCACGGCACGTGCAGAACGTGAGGTCGCCGCCACGATGAGCGCCATCGTCGGCGACGCACGACCCATCGTCACGAGGCACAACAGGGAGGCGCGTTGGGCCGTGATGATCGACGAGTCCACGGCCACGCAAGTCACCGTCGTGTGGTCGTCGTACACCGTGAACGAGAACACCACCGGGCATTGGGATCGCTTGCGTCCCATCCTGCGGGGCGAGGCCGTGATGGTCATGCTCCACGAGATGGGCCACGTGTTGTTCACGGACGAGATCAAGCGGCCCGACTGGTGCGCAAGCACCCACTGGCGTGACTTCTTCACGGTCGTCAACTTTGCGGAGGACGTACGCATTGAGGACTGCATGGAGGAGGAGGTCCCCGTGTTCCGTATGCTACGCAAGATTGAGAACGATCGGATGGTCGCTCCGAACGTTGCGCAGTGGAACATCGTGGGCATGGTACGCAGGGTGTGCTGCTACCTCTTCGCCGAGCGGTCGTGTTCGTCGGGGGCCACGCTGTATCACCCCGTCGTGAACGCAGCGGAGCAGGTCGTGATCGACGAGTGCCACGACGCGTTCATGGAGGCGTGCGATGCGACGGACACGCAGTCGATGATCGACTCATTGGAGCCGGTGTACGACGCGTTGCTCCCGTACATGGACGGCACGATCCAGTACCCCACGCCGACCACGACGGGCGGCACGGGTACGGACGAGGACGGGGATGAGGACGACGGGGCAGCAGGTCCGGGCACCGGCGAGGACGAGGACGAGGACGGCGAGCAGGGCACGAGTGGCAACGCCAGCGAGGACGAGGGCGATGGCGATGGCGACACCACCACCGGCGAGCAGGAGGGCGATGGCGAGGGCGAGGGCGAGGATGGCGAGGACGAGGATGGCGAAGGCGAGGGGCCAGCGGGTGGGAACGGGGCAGGTGGCGACGAAGGCAACGATATGCCGGACACGGCACGCCCCGATCGCCAGCGTGGGCAGTGGGAGCAGGACAAGAGCGACGCCCCGCCCCCGAAGAACGACCGCACGAGCGAGGTAATGCAGGGCGAGTTCATCAGCACACGAAAGGGTGCGACCCACCGTTACGACGACCCCGGCGCATCGACGAGGATCGCACCGACCACCCGGCTCATCGTGAAGAACCTGCGCCGTGTGTTGCAGGACAATGCGAACGGAGGATGGATCGGACGCAAGCGACGGGGTGCGTTCGACGCGAGTTCGTCGAAGCGTCTGGCACTCGGCGACCTGCGTGTCTTTCGAGAGAGGACGGGTCCGAAGGGGTCGCTGGACTACTCCCTTGTGTTGTGTATCGACGCGTCGGGATCGATGCAGGGGTTTCCGGGTATGCGAGCAGCAGACGCAGCCCTCTCCATGTACGACGCCGTGCGAAGGATCGACGGACTGGACGTCGCCTTGTGTGCGTACGGATGCACGGTGGACTTTGGCATCCCGTTCCCGTCGATGCTCACGAAGCCGCAGATCAAGCGACTGGAAAGGGTGAACGAACGTATGCTGGCGTGCGTACGGAGCGGGTCAAGCGGCGGCACGAACGAGTCCGACGCCCTTGTGTGGGCACGAGCAGTGAGCCGCAAGCGGAAGGCCGACACACGGATGATCGTCGTTATCACGGACGGGCAGCCGAACGATCCGAACGAGGTAGAACAGCAGGTTGCGTTGGCATTGCGAGAGGGCGTCGTTACGGGGGGCATCGGGATCGGCGGAGCCGACCCGTACTACCACACGTATGCGACGTCGATCGCAAGCAGCGAACAGTTGCCGAAGGTATTCGGTGACTTCATCCGCACCATGATGAAGGGGGGCAAGTGATGCACGAGGACGGAGACGAGATCAAGTACTTCGGGCAAGGAAGGCAGGCGGAGGTAGGTTGGGAGTGGCATGAATGGCGATTGGAGGTTGAGCGCCGTGTCATTCTGGCGGAGAGGAAGGTATCTATCCTGCTGGCAGAGCGGCGGGCTGGGCGGCTTGCGGTCAACGCGGACGAGCCGGACGACGACACGCCAACGTCGTACCCGCACGATGCACACGAGCCAACGGAGACACCGCTGGTGGAGGTCGTGCCCTCTCCCGTGGCAGGGGCGGTGACCGTGGACCTCACGCCCGTGACGGGCGGTGTGTTCGGTGTCGCACCAGCACCAACGCCGGATGAGATTGCTCAGGCATCGACGAACGACCCCGCCGTAGTCGCAGCGGTGGCCAAGATCATCGCTACGGGCAACGCGGCAGCAGCAACGGTAGCGATGAGCACGCCGACGAAGAGCGCACGTAAGCGTGCGGTCCGATGCCCTCCGACCGAGGCACGTGTGCGTGTGCAGCAGGCGCTCACGAGTGCGCAGTCCACCATCCGGGGGATCACCGCATGGGAGACGGCGACCGGGTGGGGTATCCCACTCACGAGTTCGCAGATACGTCCCGCACTCAAGGAGTTGGAGAAGCGTGGCGACGTACACGTGGTGGGCAAGCGTGGCAAGCAGGAAATCTGGGCGATCAAGTCCTAACCTATTCTCTCGAAAGGAGAACACGATGGATAGCATTACGCATGACTTCTCGGACAACGACCACGTGGTGGCGGTGGTGATCGCGTTTATTGCGAAGCGTCGGCACGAGCGTGAGTTGGCCGAGGCCCGTGACACATGGGCCAACGCAATGATCGCAGCCCGTGACGCAGGCGTGACGATCGCAGATATGTCACGTGCCACTGGCGTCGCATCGCCAAGCATCATCGGCGTAATCAACACGGCGCTAGCGAAACGTGTGGTATAGGTTTCTCGCGTAGCGAAAGCGGGGGGGGTTAGTATCGGAGATACTAACCCCCCCCGTCTGCGTTGTCAAGAGTTCGTTTGTTACCATGTCATCACGAGATAGGACACGAAGCAATGAAGATAACCACACTTATGCTTGCGCTATTCGCAGCAATGATCGCGGCTTCGTTCGTTACCTACGGGAACGGGCAAGCGGCACAAGAAACACGCACAAAGTTAGTGCGCTTCCCGCCCAACCCAACACGCAGGGACGTAGCGAAACGCGTCCCCGATTGGAGGGGATTCGTGAACCTCGGCAGATGCGAGCAGCCGGGTCCGAGCAAGTACCACGATGGCGTGCAGTGGGGGCACAAGGGTCCGACGTACGGCGGTGGCGTTGGATTGTTTGCAGGCACGTGGCGTTCCGTCGGTAGCCCGTACCGGGTGTTCAGCGGCGACAAGTGGGAGACGATCCTCGTGTCAGATGCGGTGCGTGATCGGTTCGGCATCACCGCATGGGGCGCACACGCTTGCTTCCACCCGTGATACGGCTAGGCTTGTACTTGTGACCGCCGACGAAGCAATCGCCATCGTGAAGCAGAGCAACCCGCCCATTGTCAAGTGGCTGGACGAGGATATGCGCCGTCACTACGGGTACATCCTGTCCGTGCAAGAGAAGCGGCGCGTACGTATTCGCGGCAAGAGCAGGGTCGTGCCAAGCGCACGCATACGTGGGAAGGATAACTACGTGCCACTGGACGACCTCTCCGTGTACGTGAAGGCAGAGCCTGATGCCCCCGCCACGTAACTGCGGGGTGTGCAGGCGAAGCCTGTCCGTGTACAACAGAGGTGACTACTGCAACCAGTGTTGGGAGCGGCAGTCGATCCCGTGGCGCAGGAAGTACGGGAAGAACGACGCATACTCACCCGACCAAGACCTACGCAGGGAGGTAAAGGAACGTGACGCAATCTACGACGACAACCAATCAGCCAGCGGTGATCCTAAGAAGGGTATCGACTGAGGAGCAAGGCAAGTCTGGCCACGGGCTAGACGCGCAACTCCACACGTGCGAGCAGTGGTGCTCGGACAAGGGGTGGAACAACATCGCCGTGTTCACCGAGGTCGTGTCTGGGTTCAGCAAGCCGCTTGCGAAACGCACGGCTGCGACCGCTGCGATCGAACTGTGCAGGCGTGAGTCGGGCATCCTCGTGGTGGCAAAGGGTGACCGCCTGTCACGCCGCATGATCGAACGCCTAGAGACGATCGAACTCTCGCAGAAAGAGGGGTGGTACGTGTTCATGTGCGACCTCCCCGAAGCAGACCCAACTACCGCTGGCGGGTGGATGATGCAGGCCATGTTCGCCATGCTCGCAGAGTACGAGCGTCGCATCATCAGCGAGCGCACGAGCGACGCGCTTCACGCCATCATCAGGGCGGGCGGCTCCGTTGGCAGGCGTACGGAGGTTGACCCGTGTGCCGTGGTGGAGGCGGTCACTCTCCACGAGGGTGGCATGAGCATGAGCGACATCGCATCAGAACTGGACCGCATGGGGTACAAGCCACCACGCAGTGCGAACTGGAACCGGAACACCGTCCGGCATATGGTCACCGGCGAGGCATGGGGCAAGGTCACACGTACCATGCGGGCCGAGCAGCAGGCGCTTGACAAGTCCGGGGATGGCGTGTAACTTCCCCGGTCTGCACCGTTGTGGAACATCATGGACACACGGTGTAACTCGCGGGAACATGTGAGGTTCCTGCGGGTGGGTGCGACCGTTCGACACCCGACGCTCAGCCTCCCGGCGCTTGCAACTGTGTGGCACGCGACCGGGGTTCATAGGTTACTTCCGCTTCGACGCTAGACGGAGCGAGCATCGACGGATCTGGTTTCAGGGGGGCCGACGCTACTTTCCCGTCGGCCCCTTTTTTTATTCCCCGTGGTCCACGACGTCAACTACTGGCGGGGCTGCATCCCACGGCGGCGTGATGTTGATCTGCACGTTGGCAGTACCACTCCCCGAACCACCGCTGTCCTCTAGCCCCATGAACTTCCCGATCTGGGTCGTCATTGCAATGTACGAATCGACCGCCCACTTCTCCCCGCGTCGTACGTCAGGCTCAATGGCGGCACGCAACTCCATCAAGCGGCCAGCCTCCTGCTCACGTAGGCGTGCCTTGTCAATACCCGCGACCAACTCACCGTAGTGCTCAGATATGAGTCGGTACGCAGCAACCCACCCTCCAGTAATCCTTAGCGCCTTTGCGATTGTTACGTAGTCCTCGCCCCTGCATCGCATCTCATACGCAGACGCGACGAGCATCGCTCCCTTCGCTTCGGTTGGCGCGAGGTCTGTCTGCTTCGGCTTTCGTTTCTTAGGTGCGGCGATCTCTTTCATCGTCTGCACTTCGAGTGGCGTCTCGTCAATCAACTAGGTCCTCCCACGATGTCAGGACATTCTCTTCATCTTCCGCAAGCCTATACAACTTCCGCTTGCTGTTCGGCATGTTGAACCCGTCAATGTTCTCGCCCAATGCGGATAGCGTCTTGCGAATGTTGACGTCGCTCTTCCCCAACTTCTCGCCTATCGATCTGACCGTCAGCCCAAGCGGGTTCTTTGCAAGCACCTCTTCGACCAACTGCGCGTTGGTCTGCATACCCTCGTGATACACGCGGGCGAAACCAGTGTCCCGGTCGAATGACATATCAATGTGCGTACCCTTCTGCAACATGCCGGGCCTGTGCTTCCACACGAACATGCGTGAGAATCCGGGGTCACCTTGTCGCAGCCCGAGGATCACCTCAGCACCACGAGAGAACGCACCGGACCCAAAGATATCGTCAAGCGTCGGCGCGTTGCCGGGGTTCTTCTTGTCGCTCTTGCGTGTGTGGACGGGCATGACGAACGCGAAGTCGTACTCGGCACGCCAGCGGTCGAACAACTTCATCAGCGACACTGCTTCCTGCTCGTTGTTGGAATCAATCGCTGCAACTTTGTATAGCGGATCGACGACGAGAACATCTGGTCGCATCTGCTCAATGATCCGCTCTACCTGTAGCGCATCGTTCGTTGACTCGCCAAGGTTCAGCCCGTCGGGAACTGCGAGGTACTGGATTTGTTCGCTGTCCTCCATCCCGATCTCTTTCGCAAGGCGCTGGATATCTGGGATCGTTTGCTCTGCGTCGATGATAAGAACTGTTGGCTTCTTGCCATCTTCGTCCGGGCCAATCCCCGCCCAGTCAATGAACCCAGTCCCTTCGATGATCGCCCGCATCATCCACATAACGAGCGTCGTCTTGCCTTCACCCGTTGCTGCACCGACGAGCGTGCGTAGGCCACGCATGACAAGCGGGCCAAGCAACTCAACGTAGCCGGGGTTCTCCATCTCTGCGATCGCCCGGATACTGACCGGGGTGAGCGTGTCGTTGGTGCCTGCGTCACCTCCGTAAACTGGATCGCTCTGCCCTCGCTCGACCATCTTCAGCACTTCGTCTGCTACCTCGTACCTGCTAACAGACTTTGCGATGCGACGCACATCGTCATCATCAAGCGGCGGGTCAACCCGGCTGGCGTTGGTCGCAAGCAGCGCCGCCTCAATCTCCGGCTGCGTCATGCCACGCCGACGCATTGACCCGGCGAGCGACGCGAGCGCGTTGTTGCGTCCGGGGTACGTGATCGTCTGCCCATCTACGCGGTCACGTGTGACCCGCTCCGTCCCTGACTCGGCCCATATCCACCTCGTCAGTTCGTCGGTGACGGCTGGCGCTCCCGAGTCCCACGGAAGCGCGTGTTCTGTCACGCCCATTCGTACACCCCGCCATCAACGCGTCGTGACGGTGGTGCTACGACGAACCCGTTGCCGCTCTTGATGTCGATGCCCCGCAACTTTGCGGCGGGCACATTGCCCGACAGGTACAGGTGGATGCCTCGCCTCGTGCGTACCATCGGGCACGGAGGGATGATGCCCACCTCTATGAGCGGGAGGATCATCGCCTCGCCACCCTCGTCGTCAATGTCAATCACAACCAGCCCGGATGCACCGCACACGATCCCGATGTTCCGCTGGCGTGTGTCGTCCATGAACCATGCGGTCACCTGCTCAACGTTGCTGCTTGCCTTCGATGGCCAGTCACGCCAGTACGGGTGCTTGCCCGCGCTGTCGCAATCGCTACCGAGGTGGCACGTACACGAACCGTCGTCGTTCACCCCGTGCAGTGGGATCACTGCCCACCCACGCTCTGCGTATTTCACCGCCCACTCACATACGCTTTCCATTTCAGTCCTCGTCCCTCAACTCGTTGTAGCGGGCGACGGCGATAGCCGACGCGTCTGCCTGATCCTGATCCGCTGGATCAAAGTCCATCTCTAGTGACCACGACAGTACGTCAGACTTCGTTGCCCTGCCGCTAAGCCCCGCGATCTTGCGCCACTCCGTCGGCTGCATCCATCGCAGCACAACGTGCGGCCACCTCCCAAAGATAGCGTCTTGCGTGCGTGCACACACGGCACCTGCCATGTACGCAGCGCGTGCGAACGGCATCGCTGGTTGCTCAACGCATATGTCCGTCGGTTCGTTGTTCTTGTTGCCCGCTTCGATGAGCGCACCACGGATGAGCGCGTACTGATCGTCGCCCGTGTTCAGTTGCGTCGTCATCGACCATCGCTTGCCAGCGGGTGAGTACACCGCTATCGCAATGCGCGTCGGGGATACGTCGATGCCCCATACTTCTTGGTCGTTTGTCACAACTCGTCGTCCTTCTGCATTAGCCGGTTGAGTACGTCTTCCCACTCGTGACGCTCCCACTCCACGTGCTCAGTCAGTCTCTCGAACATCTCGTTAGCGAACGCAGAAATAAGAGGAGCGCCACGGTCACCGGCGAGTCTTTCGATTCGCTTCAGCAACTCGTGGCGCTCGTCCTGCATTGCTTCTAGTAGGTCAATGCTCGGCACTGGCTTGCTTCCATTCTCCGGTGCCGAAGCACCCGTCGCACCTCATAAACAGGAACGATCCGAGGTCCGTTTTCTGGTAGAACCCTCGCGCTCCATGGCACCAAGGACAACGACGGGTGGACGCCTCCGCGATGTACGCACGCAGGGCAATGTTCGCCCGTTGCCACGTAGCAGTTCCCTCGGGAGTCCACCCGATCGGAGTCATCTCAGAACGGTATCTCTTCTGCGTCCATCTGCGCGAGGTTTGCCTTGGCCTGCGCAAGCGTGTCGGACGGGATGGCCTCAGCCACGGGCTTGCCCTCCGGCATCGCGTCGAACCTCTTCACCGTGTAGCGATGGAACTGACGGCCAGCCTTGGACATCGCCTCGCCGTGGTACTCCACGTAGATCGACTGCCCGACTTCGACCGGTCCCTTCTCCGACTCGGTACCCAACTCGCGCTTCAGCACGGACCGGGACAGGCGGAGGCGACGCTCGCCATCCAGCGTCCCGTACTTCGTGCGTACGTCAACGAGTCCGACCTCTTCGACTTCTCCGAACGAGGTAACCTCGTCGAAGATTCCGGTCACGGTGCCAGCGAGGAACTCGCCCGGCTCGTCAAGGATAACGAACGTTCCTCCGCCACCGGATGAACGTGCTTCGGCCCGCATTGCTTCCAACTGCTCGTCGCTGATAGGCATTACTTGCTCGCTTTCAGATTCTTGGTTTCGTCGTTCGGCTCCGAGAACGGAGTCCAGAACAGTTTCGTGTCGCTCTTCGTTGCCCTAAGCAGGGCGAGACAGGTGAGGAACGAGTCAAAGATTTCTTGATCCGTATTCACCGGGATCACGAACGCACCTTCCGGGCGTACGTGAAAGATCACACACCCATCTACCTGCGGCATCTCTTCTTCGGTGCCGTCGTGGTGGATGATGTGCGTGGCCCAACGGTACGACGCCAACTGCGCGGCGTACTCGTCACGCGTCGGAGACTTGCTCGTCTTGATGTCAACGAGCAAGTACTTGCGTCCGTTCGGCGTGTCCATGTGGACGATGCCGTCGAACGTACCGGCGTACTCGTGGTCGTGGTTGTACGCGGTCTGCTCTGACCGCTCCCACTCCACGTTGAACTTTGCGCACAGGCCAAGCAGGTGGTCCCACATCTCCTGCGCCAACGGCGGGAGTTCCTTGCGGATACGTGGTGCCTCAGTGCGAGGCTCGCTTGACTTCAGGTACTCTTCCATCGCCTCGTGCACAAGGCGACCAGCGTTTGCTGCGTCGTCTCGCACGTGTCGGTACGCGCTCTTGATCGCTTCGATCGCAACGTCGTCCGACTGAAGCGCGAGCGCGGAAAGCGCACCGCTCTTGTACAACTCCATCGCCCGCTCTGCCGCCATCTTCGACGCCCATGGCATAGCCCAAGGCTTCGGCCACATACCAGTGGCGGATGTTGACGACGGGTATTCCTTCTGGTCCTCTGCTTCGGCATGGAGTGGGTACGGGTAGAACCTACCCCCACCCCTCCGTTGTACCGCGTTACGCGGCGGAGTCATAATCCCCCTCTTCGCTTTCTTTGTCGATCTCCTTGTACATCAACTCGATATCGACAAACTCGCTGATCCTTCCCATGAAGTTGTCGATTGACGACGAAAGTTCTTCGATCATTTCTTTCGGAAGTTCGTCAATCCAGCGGTCGATGATCTCCATAAGCGTTGATGTGTAGTCAATGGAGTGAGCAAGGATGACGCCCACGTACTCGTCTCTTTGCTCAGCGTTACCTTGTATGAAGTTGCGTAGGTCCATTTCTTCCTGTCCGTGGGGTGCGAGATGGTACACCCATGCTCGGCGCTATGCTAGCCCGTCGGGAAACTTGACGAGGCGCATTGCTTTGTACAGAATCCAGTCAACAAGTTCCTGCATCGCTTCGTCCTCGAACCGATCAAGCGGCCAGTCAAGCCAGTCGCGCTTGTACAGTTTCTCTCCTTGGCGGTACCTCGCCTCGGCCTGCGTAAGAAACCCCCGCTGTGGCCCCTCCATTTGTGCACGCGCTTCTTCCCACGCCTGAGCAATCTCATGCTCAATGTATGGCCACGGGTCGTCGTGAATGTCCACTAGATGATTACCTCGTACTCGAATGTCGGAACGTTGCGCCGACCCGATGTGTTTGAATCGGGGCGGATGATGATACGTGGTGGTCCAAGCCCCGAGTCAAGCCTTCCCCGGAATCCCTTGAACAACTCGTATGTCTCCCTCGGTGCACCGCCCTGCTTCGTCTCTACCGACCCGCGCTTATACGTCCCGGTTGACGACACGATGCGCGGCCACTCTCTCACACGATTCTTGGTGACGTCAAGCGACGGGATGATCTGACCAACACGTGGTGCATGGGAGTGGCCACGGAGGATGATGTCTGCGTTTGAGTTTCCCAACTCACGCTCCATCCCGTTGAGCAGGTTGCCTGAGCCACCGCGCCCTGCTGTTTGCCACCCATGATGGACATCGATAACCAACGAACCTATCGTTGCCTTGCCGCTCTGCTTAGACCTGAACGTAACATGGACAAAACCACCGTAACCAATCTGGCGGTGGGAGATTCCGCACTCCCGTGCTACCTCAGCAGTAAGGTTCCTGCTTTGGGTAACCTCTAGTTTGCGCTCGTGGTTTCCAGTGGCGATCGCCCAGATTCTCCCGGACTCACGCCACGGCTCCAGAATCTCTAGCGCATGTGCCACAGACTCGCTCGGGATTCCTCCGTCAGAGTTGAGCAGTGCGTCGGCGTACCGGGGCGGAAGTTCCTGAGGGAAGAACCGCTTGTCCCGGTAGTCGATGCACTCCATCAGGTCACCCATCAGGAGGAGGCGTGCGTTCGGTATCTTCGCCCATGCTGCAACGTCTGACCGCAACTTCTCTTCTGCGCAATCAGCGGCACCAAGATGCCAGTCGCCCGTTGGAATCAGGACGACCTCATCGCCCGTCTTCTGGACGGTCTCTTCAACGTGGACCATGTTCATGCCGGTTACTTACTGCGAGGGGACGCACCCTTGGCAGCAACCACCGCTGCCTGCGCCATACGGCCAATGACCGTGATTGCAGTAAGGAACCCGCTTACGTACACGTACACAGCGGGGTTCACGCCGAGGGGCTTGGTCACTTCAGCCAGTGCACCAATCATGGGAATGACCGCAGCAACTGCTGCCGACACTACGCCAATCCAAGACGCCCATCCGAAATAAACTTTCATTCTGTCCCCAGTTCTTAGAGTCGGTTGCTTACTCGGATAAAACATCCAACCGAGTTAGAGTTCCTACGGCGGATCATAACCTCTCCGCCGTTGCTGTTGTTACCGATAGATGTGTTTCCCTCGATTGCCTCGAAGTCTCCGCCAGCGGTAACCGACTTCGTAACAATGCCGATGTGGTCACACTCGCCATCGCCCTGCCAGTCGAAGCACGCAAGGTCGCCCGGAACTACGCTTGGTGCAAGAACAATAGAGAGTCCGCTCTTGCCAGCCCTTGCTGTTACAACATACGACGGAACGTACGCAGTATTGAACCCGGCAAGCGGCCTGTCTGCGCCCTTGTATGCCCACGCAACAAACGATGCACACCAAGGGGCGTTGTACGCGCCGGTCGCCGACTGGTACTCGGTCACCCGTGGCCCAGAGTTTGAGTTCGCGGGCACCTCACGTATGCCGCGTTCCTTGACGGCGATGTTCTTCGCCTTTACGCGTGACGTAAGGCGTGGCGTTACAAGTTGCCTGATGTCATCACGCCACTTGCCGTCAGCGCGGCTTGCGCCAAACGCCTTCAGTTGGATTCGCCTGATGAGGGTGCGGCACGACCCCCCGCAATACGGGGTCATGCGCAGCCCGCTTGGGATAGCGACCCCGTTTGCTCTTGCCCAAACCTTCATCCGCTTCTTGCGGATAACCCATGCTGGGTTTGCTTTCATTACCTACCCCCCCTTTGCAATGCCAATAATAATCCCGGTGACAAGGCCACCGCCCACCATCCACATAACTCGCGTTGTCCCGAGCGCACCTTGAACTCTAGCCCTCCAAAGTTCGAGTTCTTTTACCCGTCCATTCGTTTCTTTCGCAAGTTCTTTTATTTCTTTGACGCTCTCCTTGATCTCATCAAGGCGTCGCAACACGGTAAAGATGTTGTCGGGAGTCACGAGTACTACTTCCCGCCTGTGTAATACGAAAGAATCTGTTTGAGGAACCCGCTCTTGTTTGCGCCAAGGTGGAGGTGCGGGCCTCCGCTTGTCGTTGCATCAAGGCCACCGAGTGACTGGCCACGGGCGACTGACGAACCCTTCCTGATACCGGGGCCAAGCGCACCAAGGTGCTTGAAGAACGCCTGATTCCCCCCGCCGTAGTCAACCGTAACCCCGTACCCAGCGAAGCCGGGGTCACCACCCGGCTGGCCACTGATTCTTGTTACGCGCCCGGCAAGCGGGCTGGTGACAACTGTGCCCGTCTTCCCGCCAAAGTCGTACGCGTTGTCGCTCTGCCAGTCACCCCGCGCACGGGAGGCGTGTGCTGACGGGCCACCCATGTTGGATAGCCCCGGCTGGTTCGCTGAGCGAGGGATGGGTGCGTAGGTGTAGTTGTCCTGCTCCGTTGGGATTCTCTGCGGGGTAGCCCCGTACCCTGTGCCCTGCTGGGAGTTGCCCATCTCCTGCTGTGCGGCGAGCGCCATCTGTAGCAGCGGGTTGTTTGGGTTCGTGCCCATAATCATGGGGGCCAGCGCGAGTGCCGCTTCTCTGCTCTGCTGTCTCTGACCCTGTGGCGCTGGTGCCTGCACGCCTTGCGGCACCATCGATGTTGGCGGTGCGGTTGCACGGCCAGCGTTTGGTGCGCCAATAATCATTTGCACCGGGTTGCCACCCGTCTTACGGCCAATGCTCGTGATGTTACGGATGTGCTGCGCCGTGTCGTTCTCGCTTGGCGGCGAGTAAATGTTCATAAACTCTTGCAGCGTGCGGGCGTTCTTGTAGTAACCCTTCGGGTCACGGAGTCCCTTGCCCATCGCCTCAGTCGCTGCCGTCCACGAAGGGAAGCCCTTGTTGTCGTGAGCGCCAAAGCCGTACGGGTTGTAGCGGTTAGCACCACCACCGGCACGACCGAAGTTTGACTCGGCCCCGGCAAGGCCAGCAGTAAACGCTGGGTTGATTCCGTACCTCAACGACGCGTCGTAAATGCCACGCGCTTCACCCTGCATCGGAGTACCGCGTAGCGCACGTTGGAACTGCTCGAATGTGGGGACGCCGCTAGCCATTACCGTTTCCCAAGTCTAGCGATGAACGCTTCTGCTTCTATCTTTTTCTTCAACTGCGCTTCGAACGCACGCAACTTGGTCTCTTCGTCTCTTACTGACTCGACGAGCGCGTTCCTCGGGTTGTACCTGTAGAGCGGGAAGCCAAGCACGTTGGTTGCGTCGTAGCGCCAGTCCTTTTCAAGCGCCTGTCCGCCCGGCTTCTGCGGGAGAACAAGGTCTGCTGCGCCAGACGTCGGGCTTCCTCTCAACCTCCATGCAAGAAGGTCCCCAAGTTCCGCGTTGTCGGTCGGTGTGCCGCCAGCGATTGCACGCCTTATCCAGTTGTATATCGGGAAGTTCCGCCCGATGATCTGCTCAACGCCAAGCCTGTTCTCGGCATCAACAACCGCACCGGTATTGGGGTCAATGGTGTATGACCTGCCGCTTTGCGGATCGGTGAAGATATCCCCGCCAGTTCCAAAGTTGAGCGGACTTCCAACGGGCGTCTGGTTCGACGCTATGGTTGCCAGTCCGGTCACGAGCGGGTTCATCTGCTCCCACACGCTTGCTCCAACGTCCCCCAATACGCGTCCGTAGTTCCCCGTTTGGACGTCACGCGCAACCGTTGTCCCAAGTTTCCTTGTTGCAGTTAGTACGTCTGCGGGGTTTGATGAAGAGATTCCAAGGTACGTACCACCGCCGATGACAAGCCCCTGAATCGGGTCCATCAGCACAGACTCGTTGTCGTTGTACATCTCATACGCCATGCGTGATGCCGAGAACAGCAGGGCCGCACGCTTTGGGTATTTGACGGGGAGCGCAAACGCAAGGCGGTGCATTGCACGCATCCACCCGTAGAACGGGAACGCCCTGCGGAGAACGGCACGCTCGAACTCGTTGTATCGAACGTAGTTTCCCATGAAGCGTTCGGTCTCTAGCGTGGCCTGACCGATGAGGTCATCGGCCCACTTCTCCCCGCGCTTTGCTCCTTCGATGACACCGAGCCACGCTTCGGAAAGGTGCGCAGACGACGCTCCGGCTGAAACCATCTCCTCGTCACGCAACTTCTTCTTTAGCGCGTGGAAGTACATTGCCCGTCGTGGGATTGACTCGAACCTTGAGTTCCACTTGTAGCCAAAGTTCACGACACGCGTTACTGCGCCCGTGCTTACCTGCCCGCCTTCGCGCCTTACGTACTCGCCAAGGTCAGAGGCAAGGCCGTGACCCTCAATCTCTGCGATAACAAGATCACGGTACTTACGGGACGTTGCCATCCTGATTGCCTGAAGGTCAAGTCCTGCGCCTAGCGCAAACTGTGCCGACATACCAATCATGTTCTGGATGTACCAGCGTGGCGAAAGCGCCAGCACTCCGGCCTTCCAGCCCGTGTTGAGTTCGTCAAACAAGCCACGCTTCGGCGCAAGCGCCTGCCTCCACCCCACTTCGACCGACTTCGGGATGAGGTACTTCACATCGTCAGTAGCAATGGCCGCTTCGTAAAGAGCCTTTGCCTCTGCTGACTTCTCCTGCTTCCTCGACAGCGTTCGGATAAGTTGCATCTTCGAACGAGACACGTAAAGGTCGCTTGACTCTTCAGCAAGTTTTGTGGCCGCTGCGTTTGTAATCGGGAGGCCGTCTGCTCCCTTGACGACGTACTTGGAAAGCAGCGACTCAACAGCACGCTGCCGACCCACAGTGTCAAGCGCATTGCGGAACGCGTACAGCGTTACCTCAGGACCGAACGCCGCCGTACCGTCACGGAGGATGACGCCCTTGTTTCTCATCTCGCGGCGAGCGGTCATACGTGGCGTCTGCTTACCAAGTGGCAAACCAAGACGCTTGCGCTTGATGATCCCCGGCTCAGGCTTACGCACGTTCGGGAAGTACACGCCGGGTTCCATCTCCGGGCCAAGCGTAAGGTCAACCCCGGCCTGAAGTTTCGCTGCGTCCCGTACGTTGTTGAGGCCCGTCTGCTCCCTGCTCTTGATCTCGGTTGCAAGCGATCTGATGTCGTTCGTAAGCGTCTCAATACGAAGGGCGGCGTCTTCGTCAGCGCCGCCACGTGCCGCCGCCGCCGCCTTAGCCTTTACAAGTTCAGCCGTAAGCCCAGCCTCTTGGCCACGGAGAGTAATGGCATCTTTTGCTGCGTCTTCGATTGCACGCTTTGCCGTTTCCAGCGCAAAGAACTGCTCGCCAATGCCAGCGGCAACTGCCTGCGACCTGTACCCGGCTGCCCTTGCTGTTGCTGCGGAGAGGAGGCCGGTCCCCTCCTTCAGAATGGTTGACTCTTTGAGGACGTCAATCGACGCCTTCGTCAAGTCGTTGATTACCTTCGGTGCTTTGGCGGGGTCAAGCCAGTGGGGTGGGATTGCGCTAAGCGCATCAATGTTTTGCTGTGCTTCGACCTTGTTGAGCGGGTTCTCAGTCTTTTCTATTGCTTCCTTGTAAGCAACGATAAGCGCGTCCCGGCCCCACGTGCGTGACGTCTTTACGGAACTCAGGTTGTTGAGGCCCATTGCACGGATTGCAGCGGTGACCCCAGCAATCTTTGCGTTCTCCTTGCTCCCAAGCAACTTCGGAAGGCTTCTCGTAATCCGAGAGAACTCTGAGGTTCCAAGGATCGCGTCGTTCTCCAGCGTAGAAAGCATCCCCACCCCTGTGTGGCGTGCGTCCTTTGCAACGATCCGGTTGTACCGGTTGGCGGGGGACATCGGGTTGAGGTCTCGCCCCTTTGACCGGAGCGGGACAACGCCTGCTACCTCACGTATTGCTGCCACAACGCGGTCGTTGACAAGCCGCTGGAACTCACGCGTGATTGGGTTTGCCGAACGGGGACGTCGCTGGCGTAGAACAGGCTCACCACGGTTGGGGACTTCACGCCCCATTGAGTCAAACGCAGGCTGCTCGATTACCTCTGGCTCGCGTTGCCTCCGTGGGATTGCTTCGCCTTCGCGTGCAACAGTCTTACGAGATGCGCCAGCGGCAAGACGGTCTGCCATTTGTGACGCACCGGATGCACGTGCTGCCACGCTACCGGCCTTCAGGCCACCAGATACCGCTGCGCCAGCAATCGGGTACGCAAGCGCCGCTGTCCCCGCTACCCTGAGCGGCTCGTTGCGGGCGCGTCTTGCAAGTTCTCCAACGTCTCCCCGCAAGATCGGCTGTCCAACAAACCTGATGTCGTTGCCAACAGAGTTGACAATGTTTGCGCCGATGTTTCCAAGGCGACCGACGGCATCCCGACCGCTCCACGGGACACCGGGAATCGGGCCAGTCACCGCTTGCACGGTGTTCTTGCCTACCTCATAGCCAAGGCGTGCAATGCCGGGGATGATCTCCGACGCTTCGCCTGCGAGGTTTCCAAGAACCTCTCCGCCGATACGGAACGGAGCGGTGATTGCTCCGAAGATACCGCCGTCGTCTTCTTCCTTCCGTATCCCTGACTGCTGCTGGCCACGGCGGATTGCTTCATCAACGCGCTTCTTCAGGCTTAGCGCAATCGCTGCTTCCGGCGACATCCTGCGAAGGGGAGCACCCGCTTTTGGCGCTGTTGATGGCGACCGGTAGGGGTAACCAGCCACTAGTTACGCAGTCCGGCAATGCTAGAGAGCGCCGCCGCTATAACTCGCTTCCACTCGGGGCCGTTTTGTGGCATAAGCACTTCTGGTCCCGGCACCTTCTTCCCATCCGCCCCTTCTATCAAAGGCTTATACGAACGCTGCATAACCATTGCGCCGTTGATGAACTTCCTCATGTTTGCCTTGGTTAGATACGACTTAGGCAACTCACCGCTATTGACGAACTCGTTGATTGCTGCCGCGATCCTTTGCCCCTGCGACTCTGGGCTTTCTAGCGAGTTTATTCCGCCAGAACCGGGAGACAGCACGTTTGTGGTTGTGTCGTACTTCGCCCCGTAGTAGTTCTCTGTCAAAGACTTTTTAGCACTGACGATAAGTTTTGTTTGTTCGGGTGACAGGCCACCGGCAGACTTCGGCCTGTACCACTGGTTGCCGTCCTTCGAGATGACGACAGTCTTGTTGATGATTGCCACGTTCTTTGGGCCAGCGCCGGGCGGGACTCTTATCCAGCCCTGCTTCGAGTCGCCGATCTCTACGTCGGTCATCTGGCCAGCGTTGTTTGCAACAGTGCGTGCTGTATCGGCGTTCTGCTGGGCGATCCCTTCGTTGACTCGGTTACTGCGTATTGTCTCATCGAGTTTTATGCCGCTCATTTCGAGCAGCGCCTTGTTGTAAGTGTTCTTCGTCTCCAACTCTGCCGCTGCTTGCTTCTGCTCAACGATCCACTGATCCAGTTTCAGACGCTCGGTCATCCGCTTGTCTGCGTAACTCTTCGAGATGTTCATGGCCTGCGACGTCAGGCCGGAAAGGATTCCCTGCGTCTGGCTGACTGGGGTCTGAGCAGCGAGGAGCGTGTTGTAACGAGAGTCCGCTGCTGCCGACGCACCCATCGAAGACGCTCTTGCGCTGCCTGCTGCCTGCGCGTTGGGGTTGTACGTCTGCGTTGCTCCGCCGAGACCGCCAGCAACCTGAGTCGGTGCGATACCAGCGGCAACGTTGGCTGCGTTCGTTACGTACCCGCCGCCTGTCCCAGTTCCGACTGAGCCACCGTACTGCGCGGCAATGTTTGCGCCAATGTTGGCGATGTTCTGAAGCCCGCCAGAAACGCCCGGAAGAACGTTCGTCTGGAAATCTTTTGCAAAGTTCTTTTCCTGAGCCTGAAGACCACGCAGGTACGTGGCGATCATCGGGTAGTCGCCGTATCCAGCGAAGTCGTCTGATGCCGGGATGTTTGACGCGCCACCGGTTGTCGCGGAGCCGGGCGATCCGGGTGTTCCTGCTACGGGTGCAGCGCGAAGCGGGACAGGCTTTGCGCCCCTCCGTGTAAGTGCGAGGTACTGGCTGCCGGGGTTGCCCGCACGACCGATCGCAAGGTTTGCAGCAGGGTTTGCGTACCCGTACACCATCCCGCTTGCGTCAGTAACGACGTCACGGATTCCGTACTTCGTCTTTACTCCGCGCTTCAGGCGAAGCCCGCCGACAGACGGGAGCCGTGTACCAAGGCCAGACGTTCTGCGCGTCGCCCTGCGGTTGTTCTTCAGGTAGTCGTAAATAACCTGATTGCGTCGCTGCACAGACGGATCAACAATATCGCCGGAGGGCTGCGGCGGAGTACCAAGGTACTGGGCTGGTATAGGATTGGAGGTTCCGTCCGTGAAGTACCCGTTAGTGGTCACTTACTTGGTCCTCACTTCAAAGCCACCGTTGGGCCGCTTGACGATGACGTAGTTTCCGGGTCCGTACCGGTCGTCAAGAGTCTTTCTTTTGGGAGCCTTCGCGTACGTGCCAGACGGTGTTTTGTAGTCGCTGATCTTCAGCGTCAGATACGAACCGTCGCCAGCCTTGACAACGTTGAACTCGTCCAAGTTGACTTTTGGCAATGTCGTGAAGCGTTGGATCGTCGGCTCGGGTGGCGTTACCTTAGACAAGGTGGTAAGCATGGCAGTAGAGTCCGCCCCGTACAGGCTGGTGTACTGGGTAAGCAGCGCCTGAGCCTCTCCCAACTGCTGGGTCGCAAGACCATTGATGTCCTGCGAGTACTGCATTACGACCGCTCGCGTTTCTTCGCTTACCCGCTGAAGCGCCGAGCCAACCAACTGTTCTCCGCCTGTTGAGTAGGCGATTCCCTTTGCCGCACCCGCAGCGGTCGCGCTCTTGTATGCGGCTCTTTCGTTCTGCCCCAGACGTCCAGACTCGTACTGCGTGTTGAGCGACTCGTTGACGTCTGGAGTACTTAGGTCGTCTTGGGCAAACGAGACTCCTCCGTACCCACGAAGTTGGGCAGCAGCGTTCTTCTGCCTCGCCTGCATAAGCGCGTCATAACGGGCACCAACGCTTCCGGGGCCAGTACCAAGTTGTTCAATAATCTGTGATCGCGGTGCGTACCCCGCCTGATCCGTGAGTGCGCCGTACTTGGCGTCAACCGCGTTGATCTGGTCCTGTCCGGGGATAGGAAGCGGGGTACGCGTTACGGCATACGGGTTGACCGTCCTTGGCGCGTTGTACGTTGGGACGTTGAAGTAGTTAGTTGACATTAGTTACCCTTGATTATGTCAGACTGGTACGTCACTTGGCCAGAAAGGACGGAGCCTTGGATTGGGTATGGCATGTAGTTGGTGGGGTTTGGGTCGTAGTTTCCTTCCGCAAAGTAGTTTTGTCTGCTGTAAACGGCCGGACTAAAATAGTCTGAGGTTGCAAGAGAAAGGTAAGTAAAAATAACTTTCCCCGGAGAAAGCGCAGTTCCAGTGCTGTAGTCGATAAGGATCGAGGGAAGGAGCGAAATGATAGGCCCCTCGGTAGAATGATGAGTTCCACCTCCGTACGCATAAGCGGTGCCGCAAAACTCCTGCGCATCAGGGTAAGTATATGACGCAGCAGGTCGGTACCCGGTGGCAGTTTGCGGTTGCACAGGTAGGTCAACAAGGTAGTTCCCACCACCGGTAATCGTAGCCGGGATTGAACTTCCAAACTTGAAGTAAAACCTGTATATAACCGTGTTCCCGATTTGCGTATAGGAAGCAAACTTGGCTGGGTCCGTGCCAAGTTCAACGGGATAGGACGTTGTGTACGGGTACGTGTTGGAAATGAACAAACTTGCTTGTGGGTAACTAACCCACTCACCAAACTTGTACAGGTCAGAGTTCTGGTTCTTCATTACAGAACGAAACGAGTCACTTCTTACGTACGAGTAGAACTCGTCCTTAGTTATGAAGTTGCTTTGGTCCTGCCCCTCTTGGCCCGGCTGCCCCTGCTGTTTGGGAGCAAAGAAGTTGCTCATGTTCCTCTCCGTGAGTCGCGGAAGGAAAGCATTACTTCCGGGATGTCAGAACTTACGTTCGAAGAATCGGTCACCGACATATCAATCCTAATCTGATGAAGTCGCCCAGACCGATTGACAATCCGCTTGCTGCGATCAATACGATCTACGGTGTCTGCGGTAATGGACGACAAGACTTTTGTTGAGTCCGGCTTGTCGTCAAGCGCGTTGCCGGAGACAACCGACACATCGATCTGCGAAGTCGGGGTTGACAGGTCGTAGAGGTTCGTGTGGATGAGCGCATCGCACAGTCTTGTCTCACCCTCGACACCGCTTGCCTGCGCCAAAGAAGAACGCGTCCACGCTTTCATCCTTGGCCCGGTACCGCCAGCGTCAATGGCGGTTGCTCCGTTGATAAACGAAGGGGCAATGTCGATTACGCGGCCTTGGAAGTTGCTGTCAACAGAATGGATTGCTGACGCGTTGGTGTCGGCAGTAAACGCAAACATGTGGCGAGGGTTGAAGTTGGTTATCCGACCGAGCCATACGTTTGCTCGCGTGTCGTACACAAACGTTCGCCCGCTAGGTGCGGTCGTGTCTGTTCCAATGATTGCGTCGGTGGTCTTTGTCGTGTCAAGCCCACCGCACGAGATGATGAGAAATCCACCGGAGACCGCTGTCGTCACCCACGAAGTTCCTTGAACGTACGCTCGCATAAGCACGCGCCACTCTTTGCTAATCTTTCCATCCGTAAGGCTTGACACCGCACCATTTTGGTAAGTAAACACCCCTTCTTCGCCTGCCCAGTACGGGATAGAGCCAGAGACAACGGCAGACCTCAGGTCAATGCACCCAGCGTTGTTTGCAATGCGGGTGATTTCAATGCCAGCGGGGTTCGCCTGATCGTAAGTCCCGAACATTCCGTACACGGCGTCAGTCTTTAGTACAAGTAGCGGACCGGGGGACGAAAGGATTGCGACGTTGGGCGAGGCGTCGTACGGGCCGGGTACGTCGTATGCCCCGCAGAGGTATTCGTTGACTGTGGTGAACCCGGTCACCGCTGTGCTGGAATAACCAGCGTTCCTTGTTGGGTCAATCGGGGCCACATCACCCGGAGCAATGCTGATGTCGTCTTTCGGAGGGAACACATAGACGCGTGACGGGTACTGACTGACCCCCGTTCCCCAAAGCGAGGCGCGATGGACTGCGGCGTCCTTGAACGGGCAACGACGCAGGATTCGGTACGCCGCGTTAGCGAGATTGAAGTTGAGAACGTTAGTGGTTATTGTTGACGAGGTGTTGGACACCACCGACCCGATCTGGTGGGGGTCGCCGGTCGTTTCGTTGGCGGGGTTTATTGCAAGCAGCGCGTCGGGTCCGAGGTACGCACCCCCCGCCAAGGGAACTATCCCGGTAGCAGAAAAGTCTGCCCCCTCAAACGTTGCGACCCCGCTGCTTACAGACGTCATTTTCCCGGCTTCATAGACTGAAACTGCGGGCCACGCAAAACCGACCGGAAGTACGTACGCTGTATCAGCGCCGGTTGCCGAGGCTGTGTTGACGTTTCTTATTGTTTCCAACGTAAACGTCGTAGTTCCGTTTGTTTGGATTACGCGAGAAGACAACGTTGGATGCTGCGTTCGGGCCATCGTGCCGCCAAACGGGGTGAACGTAAAGAACGCGCCCTTCTCCAGTCCGGGCGGGACAACAACAGGAGACGATCCAGTTATTGTTTGCGAGCCAACAGGCAACGAAAACGCAGCAGTGCTTATCTGGCCAAGAGAAAGGTACGGAAGAGTGCTCCCGCCGTACCTAAGCAGCGGAGTTTTCCCATCCTGCGCACAAAGGATCAAGTCCCCGTTGTACACGCACCTTGGGACAAAGTAGGTGCTTGCGCCGGATGGGTTATCCCAGAGAAGAATCTGAGTTCCGTCTTCGTCAGTGACGTACGCCTTCCCGTCGCTAGAGCACGCAACAGTTCGCGTCCGTTCAGTAACCGGGAACCGTGTCCGAGCAATCCCGGTCAGGTACACCGGGCTGCTGACTACAGGGCTGGTACCCCGAAACTCCCAGCCGCGTCTCTGTTGCGCAATCCCAACAGGGGCCGCAACGTCCTGAGCAAACGCCGTCTCACTCTCCTCCAGCGCGTAGTCAGGGACATCTGACCGGTAGCCGCCAGCGAAGGGACGCGGGATAGCAATCCTGCGCATCTATGTTCCCAAGATTGATTCGTTGTTCCACCCCGGAGAAATAACCCGGAACGTCGGGACGCTTGCGGTTGCAAGCGCGGTCCGCATCTCCCTGAAGGCTTTCTCGTATTCGTTTGTGTATCGGTCTGCTTCGACGGCAGCGTCACTTCCGCCTTCCTGTCGAAGCAGGCGGGCGCACGCGTAGGGGACGAGGATGCGCGTGCGCCACGCCAGTGGAAGCAGCGGGATGTCAACGTCTGCCGTCATCTCCGTGGCTTGCATGTTGTAGAACATTCCGATGACGTACGCTTCGTCAGGATTGGGGAAGAAGCGGATGCGCCTATCCCACTTGGAGAACATCGTCGGCTCTCCGTCTGTCTCGTTGTCCTGAGTGCTGTACGAGATTCGTTCAAGCGAAAGCCACGACATCGATTCAAGAGTCCAGCCACCATCGCCGGAGTCCATCGTCAGCATGTGGATTTCTTCGATCGTAGTTGCGAGCGCAGCAGCGATTGAGTCATACGTATATACGTCTTGGCCAGCCTGCACAACGAACTGGCCCTCTTTCTCCAGCCACACCCATGGGTCACCGGATGCTGCTATCGAAACGTATGCCTCGTTGATTGCTTCCTTTGCCCGAGCGACGTCAAACGCGTCGGTGAGATCACGGCGTGAGCCGTAGATCGCCTTCGAGTAAAGGTCGAGGAAGTCCCCGCTAGCCATCGTTTGCTACTGCTGAAGGGACGAGGATTGAGTCATTGCGACCAAGGTCTTTCTTCCTGAACGTCCACACGAACTCCTCTGCGTTTGCCATGTTCTCTTCGACAACGCGCAACCGCTTTGCTTCCTCTTCAAGAACCCACATACGCTGCTGTGCCTTGCGCCAGCGAGGGAGGTCTTGGCATCGGAACGCATCCGAACTCTGCTGCTCGTCAAGAACACGGGCATCAGGCTCGGCGGCGAGAGGCTCGGCGGTGTCCTTATCCTGAAGACGACGGGCGATCACCCAAATGTGACCGCCGCCGTCAAGAGGATTGGCAATCCGGCGAGCGAGGCCCAGATGACCGGTGTCATTCTGCCGGGCAAGCCGGGCCTCGCTGTCGTACTCAGTCACTCTCTTCGAGATGTCGTAGAGGTCTTCTTCTACGAATCTCCAGTCTTCGTACATAACTGAGCCGATTGGATCGCCGAGTTTCATCTAGTTACCGAAAGCAATGAATCGAGTGGTAACAGAAGAAAGGTCAGTCGTTGAAGCAACCTCAACTCCGGGAGCACCGCCAGCAGGAATGGAGCCGCCCTTCGTTGGGTTGAACACCTTCAACTTCGCGTTGGCGTAGTCGTACTCAAAGATGTATCCACTGGCCGGAGCGCACTGGATAAACTCAATGGAGGAGGAAAGGCCCACATCAGTAGAGATGAGTGCCTCGCCCCCTGTTGCGTACGACGAGTCAAGGGTGATGGTTCCCGTTACCAACTTGACATAGCGACCAACGGTATCGGTCCGCGACTTACTGACAGAAACCGCCATGGCTAGTACGAACCAGCGACTTCGGCAATGTCGGCAAGCAGCGCGTGGTCACGCGGGCGAGTCGTCATCATTCCGAGGAAGCCATCGAGGTACGCCACGACAGATGCGCTGTGACCCTGACCGCTCGAAGCGTTCTTCAGGAAGAACTCCGAACCGCCAAGGTTCACGAAGTTGAGCAGATCGCCCGGCTTCGTGTGCTTCGGACGCACAAACTTCAGTGAGTCCTTCTTCAGCATGTACACGCTGTTGCGTGGGCAACGTGCCCCACGGTAGAGCGGAACACCCAGCATCTCCAGCGGTCGGCCAAAGCCGATGTCGGGAGTGCTTTCCAGCGTGTAACGCAGACCCGGCGTGATGATCTGGTGGTACGCGGTGTAGGTACCGAACGAACCAAAGGCAGCGTAGTCACCAGTGGGCTGACGTCCAGCGCGACGAGCAATCTTGTTCATCGTCTGGTGGATCAGTTCCTCGGTAAGCGGACGCAGGGTTCCCGAGTTGCTGAGAGTGACAGCCTGCCAGTAGCCCTTGCCAGAGGCAGAGCGGTCGATACCCATGTAGGTACCGGTGTTCGAAACAGCAGCCTTGATGCCAGCGAACTCCAGCGAGTTGAACGCACCGCCCGATGCCCACGTACCGGCGCGGACAACAACTCCAGCGGAGGTAGCAGAGGTCATCGAAGTCGAGCAGGTCAGCACGTTGGTGGACTCGTTGACGTCGCTCACAGTGAAGTTTGCGACCTGAACGGCACCAGTCGTACCGTGCACCACGTTGTAGCGTGCGCGGTTAGCGTCGTCAACCCAGAGGTAACGGTCTCGGTCAATCTGAGCCGTCGAGGTTGCGTCAAGGGTAATCGTGCTACCAGTCGAAGAAGCAACGTTGGCAAGAACGCCAGTACCGTCGCCCCAAGCCTGACGCTCAATGTCCGAAGACATCGACTCCTTGGCGGCGCTCATCTTCTCGGCCATGACCGGGACCGCTGCGGCCTCGGTTGACTCAAGAAGTGCCATCTCCTCCATAGTGAAGGACACAGCGTGCGCAAGATGCGCGAGGCTCATAGAAGCCTCGTCGTACGTGGGATCACCCGGATCGGGGTAATCGCCGCCCTGCGAGATGGTTGACTGCCCGAGCGAATCACCGATGCGCAACTTCAGGTACGAACGACGACCCTCAATGTCAACGGTGACACGGCTGTCTGCAAACGAACCAAGCCAACCGAGCAACGTGCCCGGCTCACTAAGCAGTTCGTAGTTCAGCCCCGGAAGCCAGACATCCTTCGCAAATGCGGAAGATGAGGAATACAGAGACATAGTTGAAGAATCTCCTAGATATGGAAAATGGAATGGAAAGCAAGCGCACGTAGTGCGCCCTACTTATGTCCACACCGTCCTCCCGAAGATTCTCTTCGCCAGAGCCGACGCCGTGCTTGCGATAAGAGTACCACAAGCACGGCGTCACTAAGTGTGCTAGAAACCCGGACCGTTGCTGTAACGGGATTCCATGATCTTCTGCGCCTCAGCAAGACTACGGGGCGGCTGATCCGGGGATGCAGCAAACCCGCTAGGTGCGGAAGTCTGCGGAGCGCGTCCCTGCTGCTGTGCGTAGTTGGCAAGCGAGTTACGACGCCATTCGTCGAAGTCGCTGTACGCCTGACTTACGGCGTTTCCAATCGGCTGGTTTGCCTGCAAGTACTCAGCAGCACGCGGTGCAATGAACTGAAGGTCAACGTCAGAAAGATTGTTATCACTTCTCAGCCTGTCCATCTCCCCACGAAACTCGTCGAACTGCTGTCGCTCCTGATACTGCTGTTCCATTTCGGAGAAACGCTGGTCCAAAACCGATTCGATGTCCTGCTGCCAGACACCCCGAAGGTAGTTGGGGTCAACACCCGGCGACGAGTCGTATCCGACAGGCGCTTCGCCCCCATACTCAGGAGCGTACGACGGTTCTGAGTACTGCTGCTCTTGGTACTGCGAATCGTCGTTTCCGAACGGGTCGTTCTTCGCCTGCCAGTACAGGTTCGCCGCCTCAGTAACCTCGTTGAGACTCATGCCCTCTGGGATTTCGTTTCCCTGAAGCATCCGCTCAATAAGATACGGACGCTGGTCACGGTCGCCGAGCGCGTTCCATCCGTCCCAAGCGTTACGAACGTCGGCGGGGTCGTACTGGTCCGGGTCAAACCCGGCCTGCTGCCACGTGTCCCACGGGTTTACCTGCTCGCCCTGCTGCTCTTCGGCGTCACTCATTGCCAGCCTCCTCACCATCGTTGTTCTCACCGTCGAAGTCTCTGATGAGTTGCATCTCGTCATCTACATGGTTTGGCAGGGAAGGCGGATCAACCACCGGCATATCAACGTGCTCGTAGATAATCATCCCCGCTTTCGCAAGGTTCTCTCGAACCTCACGTGGGTACATAAGCCCACGGTCTGCCGTTGCAAGGATTGCTGCAACGTCCTTCTCGAATCCGGGGCCAAAGCCCCGCTCTACGTCACTACTCACATCGTCCCCGCAATCGTTTGACTACTCATTCCCTTGTCCTTTGGAGGAGAAGGCTGTCCCTTCGGCGCAGGTGCAGAACCCCGACCCTGCGTCATCTCTGGTGGGGTCTGTGCACCCATTGCCGTGAGTGTCCCCGCCAGCATCTTCTTGTGGTCGGCAGCGTGCTCACGAGCAGCCTGCTTGACAAGAGGATGAATAGCGTCGTATCCGTCAGATAGACGCCAAAGGTCAAGTGCCCGGAGGTGGCCAGCGTGGTCGTCGAAGTCCTCGACAGTGGGGACTGAGACGCCAGCATCTCTCAGGTATGTAAGGAGGGAAGGTGGGCTGATCCCCGACTGGCCAAGAACGGCAATCGGGTCTTGCCCGGTTGCGGCTGCCATGTTGATCGCCTGCGTGTACTGAGCCTGAGTCTGCGAGAAGTCCATCCACACCTGATCCCGCTCCTGCAACTTGCCGAGCGCACCGATCTGACGGTTCTCGCGCTTCTGCTTGTCGCGCTGCGAGGTCTCGGACGAAAGGAACTCGTCGTAAGAACCTTCGATGAATCGTGCGACATACGGACGAATATCATTTCCGATAAGTGGCGCAAGTTGCATCAACGTCTGGAACTGGAGCGCCCTGCTCTTCGGGAGGATTGATGCAGTGATCCGTACGTCTTCTGCATCGCGGATCATCTCTCCAACGAACGCAGTCAGTTCCTCTCCGTCCTCAACGCCAGCAGTCTGGACGAGGCGCGGGATAACGTAGTACTGACGTACGAGACGCAGCGAACGGGAAAGCCCCCACTCAATCGTCGCAGCGACCTGTGACGCGGTGCCGGACAACTGCGTCTCTGAGTTCTGCGCCAGCGTCTGGATACCGATAGCCGAGTCAACCTGACCGGGCTGAACGCCACGAAGCGCATCACTCTGGTTTGCAATCTCTGCCATCTGCTGAACGCACCACTGAAGGTGGTTCGTAAGGATTGCGACAGGCTCACTTGGCGTGGGCATGAAGTGCGGGTCACCGATGGGGTGTACTTCGGTGTAGCCCTTCTCGTTGTACAACTCCTGCCCACGGATAGAACCTACCGGGACAAGGACGGGCGGTCGTGCGACCTTCTCCATCCAGTCAGAGAGAAGGGAAAGAATCCTGTTGAAGCGAATCTGGATTGGGCGCAACTCGTCAACCGTGCCACGGCAGCGCATGTAGTGGCCACCGTCCGGCTTCGGGTTGAACGGGCGGTACGGGAGGTCGTAGTCGGCGTACTCCTCAACGATGAGCGGCTGGCCCGGTGCACGGTCAAGCCACTTCGCGTGGCACCCCTTTGGCCACTCTGCGCTTGGCCGCACAAACATCTCGTGGATGATGTACTCCTCGCTGCCCGGAACAATCTTGTCTCCAATGTTCCCTTCGTCCTCGGAAACAACTGGACCGATTGACAGGTCTGCTGGGCGTGGGCTACCAGAACGGTTGCTCTGCTCATGCAGCATCTTGTCGATGTCAACTTTGTTCTCCAACTCAATCTTTGCGCGAGGGAGAACCCGCGACTCAATGATCCAGTTGACGTCCTTCCAGTGAGTCGCTGACGGGTCGGTCGCAATCGCGCCGGGTCGTACGACACGCCAGACAACCTCGCCCATCCTGACCCGCTGGTCCTTCCACAGCGTTCCGCCAGTTGCGTCCTGCATAGTGAGCGCCTCGTATTGCTCACGTGACGCGATTGGCTGGCCGGACTGATCGACATAGATGACGGTCTCTTCCCCACAGTGCGGGTCAAAGATCACGCTAAGGAACGACACGCCGTCAATCTCGCCCGTAAGCACCATTTCGCGGAGTGCAGAGTCAACGCCCCAACCTCGCTCGCCCCACTTTGCAGCGATGAGTTTCTGCGCCTGACGCGCAGCGTCGATTACCTGCTGCTCCCTGCTCTTCGGCACGACTTCATACGGAGGGCGCTGACCGGTAAGCGTTGACACGCGACCGTCGGTCATCTGACGCAGGCGGTTGAACGTGTCACGCTTGCGTCCGTTTACCCCGTCAGTAAGAACCTCCAGACGACCAGAGGAGAACCCGGAGCCGGGACGCGCCCGTACCCACTGGTCTCCACGGTAGATCATCCTGTTCTGCTGCCAACGGCTACGTTCCTTGCGAGAAATGTTCTTGCCCTGCGTAACCATCCGCGCAATCTTCGTGGCCGCTTCGCCCTTACCGGTGTAGTACCCGCTCCAAGAAGCCATTGCTATCTCCCGCTACCAGAGGTCGGTGTCCCAGAAGGTCCGTTACGTCCTCCGTGTCCGGGGAACAAAGATGAAAGAAAGATAATCATCAGAAAGGTGTTGGTGTTCCTCCGCTACCAGTTCTTCCGCTGCTTGCGCTAACTGGAGAGCCGTACTCTCGCCCCGGAAGTCTTACAGACATTGAC